TTAAGCCCGGCGTTTGCTTGTTGCCTGGTCAGTGTGGGCTTGCATCAGGTCTTTGATGAGGCGGCGTTTGAGCAATGCCATGAGTGCGAGGCGCTCTTCTTCATCATCAGGCTCATGCGCCAGCACTATATACTCTTCATATTTTTCCGCAGCCAACCGCCCAAGATCTACATCCGAGATGCGCACGCTTGATTCAGCGTAGGCTTTGCGTGTGGTTTCCAGCACACGGGCAAAGAATTCCTTTTCAATTGCAGCGGCTTTGGGTGCGTCTTGTTCATTTAGGCGCATTGGTCCTTCGCCGAGGATGAGCCAGTTGAGGCTGACATCATGTACGTTGGAAATCAGTTTTAAAGTATCGCTATTAGGCAGGCTCTTGCCACTCTCATAATCTCTGTATGTGCGGTCATTGATACCTAGTCGCGCACAATATTCACCGCGATTTTCATCGCCGCGAATTTCTATAAGTCTTTGACCTAACTTAGTTTTTGATGTTGCTTTGCGCGCCATAGATTAAATAGACAGAAAAACGTCACATTAACTATTCTAAGTGACAGAAATCTGACCTAATGTCCTTCTTGTACTTAACTAGAAGCTGTTGCTTCAAAAAAGACAATCGCAAGGCTCCACCCTTTTGATTGCCGTGAATTACGAGGCATTTATGACGCACACCAGAGAAGATGACATGGATTCTGCCGAGATCCTGTTTCTCTTAAGAAAGGCAGGCCGATCCTACGCTTTTGTGGATCGTACTTACACCCTTCCCAAGGGCACCGCTGTTAATACTGCACGCCAGCCTCATCCTCGTGGTGAACAGGCATTGGCTAAAGTTCTCGGGCTTTCTCCCCTAAATATCTGGCCTAGCCGGTATGACGCTTCTACAGGCGAGCGACTGAGCCCTCAACCCTTGGAAAACTATCGCACACAGCGGATTTTGGCTCAACGTCAAAACGTCACACCAGATTTGACATGTGAGGCAGCGGCATGAGTACGAGCGCCTATGTGCTACGCCAGTACAGCCTGCAACCTGGTTTCATCTATTTCGTTGGTGATTGGGACAAACCCAGATTTGCCGATGGAAGCTTTCACATAATCGCCAAAACCAGTGTGAAGCTTGAGGATGCCAACCTGTTCACACGGGAAGCGGATGCTGACCAGTGGGCACTGTTCTTCAATAAGAACCAACCCGCCCATGCCCGTGCATGGCAGGTGATGAAGATAACTATTCACCCCGGTGTTACCGCTGTTGAGCCGCGTAAGACTGCTGCGATGGGAGGGGCTTCGTGATGACTGATATCAGAATTACGATCATTGACTCTTCACAATCTCGAAAGCCGCCGGTTCCCAAGCAACTTGCTGTGATCTTCGTGGTTCTTTCCGCTCTGTTTGGTCCCGGTTTGCTTGCCGGAAACGTTGCAATGCAATGGGCAGGGTTCTGCGTGTGTGTGCTGATGTTTGCAGCCACGGTTAAAGCGAATGTGGGCGACCGCATGACCATTGAAGACGCACGGGAAAAGCTTGAAGCGCTGGACGCAAAAGCGAAGGCAGCGGCCAAAGCAAAAGCAGAGGCCAAAGCGAAGGCGAAGGCTGAAGCCAAGACACACATGGAATCTGCAATTAAGCCACCAATGCCAAAGTGATAGGAGGGACTGAGATGGCTGATAATACACATCTAAAAAATGCCAAGCTGACCATGAGACTTAGGAAGATGGATGGCAGTTACGGAAGCACCGAAACGCACAAGGTGAGCCCTGACCAGTGGCAGCGGATTTGTGCCATTACTGGTGGGCCTGAGAAGCAAGAGGCATCTGTAACGGGCCTGAATACTGAGCAGGTTGGGAAGATGCGCGAAGAGTTTCTTGGCCTGAACCAGAAAGATACTCAGAAGGGCGAAACAAGCCCTAAAGAAAAAGAGCCCATCCGCCTTTCCAAGCGATTAGAAGCTACCGCAGAGGTGGTGAATGTGCTGCACAATTTGGGCTATGGAGCTTCAAATATGCAGGACATTCTGCTGTTGGCCTGTGCCGGGCTTACTCACAAAACTGGCAGGAGTACAAGAGACTTAATCGGCTAACTCTGCTTCCTCTGCGTCGTTAATGAGGTGAGGCTTTTCATCAACGACGAGCTCAACCATCTGCTTATAGAGCGATTTGATTTTCTTTTCAGCAGAATCTGAGTTCGCATTCGCGATGTCAGCGTTCTTTGAAATGGAAGCAGCAACGATATCAGTTGCCATTCTCATCAGGGCCACGCGCTCATCTGTTGGAAGTATTTGCATCATTCAACTTTCTCCTGTGACTCGTTTGGTTTGCATCTTTGAGTTTAGGAGAAATTGGCTTCGCTGTCCTCACCCCCTTCGTTGGACAGCGGAGCTTCCCCCGAAATTCCTAGAATTAAATGCGGTTTGATATGTCTCACTTGCCCTTAAAAGACATTGTTGTTCCTGAGCGGCTGCGGCCTGTGCATCAGGATTGGATTGAGGTTCTTGCCAGCTCGCTTGTTGAGCTTGGCCTGAAGGAACCAATTGTTGTTCGTGAGGTTAAACGCGGACGCTCTAAACAGATTGAATTGGTGGCGGGTGCGCACCGTCTGGCTGCTGCTGCCAAGCTGGGTTGGGATGAAATTCCGGTTTCTCTTGTTGAAGCCAGTGATTTGCAAGCGCGACTGATTGAGATTGACGAGAACCTGATGCGGCGCGAGTTGAACCCGCTGGATCGAGCTATCTTTTTAACTGCCCGCAAAGAAGTGCATGAAGAGATGTACCCGGACGCCAAACATGGCGGAGATCATGGCAATCAACACACAGGCGGGAGGCAAGTCGCCAACTTGGCGACTTGGCGCTTCTCCAAAGCCGCTGCTGAGAAAACAGGGCTTTCTGAACGCTCCATACAACGGGCTGTTTCCATCATCTCCAGACTTGCGCCTGATGTGATTGAGCTGGTGCGTGAGACTGGCCTTTCTGAGAGTGGCAAGGAACTGGAGGCGCTGGCAAAAAAAGAACCGGCAGCGCAACGGGCAATCCTGGGTGTGATTGCTGATGGAACCGCGCAGAAGGTCTCTCAGGCGGAAGTGTTGCTGAGCATGAAGAGCAGCATGGCCCCGGTGAGTGAAGAGGAAAAGGCTTTCCGCACATTGCTTGCCAGCTGGAACCGGCTGGGCCGCAAGCGCCGCCGCCAGTTTCTGGGTGAGTTGGGGCTGGAAGCTTCTGATGTTGTGCTTGATGCCAAGGTGAAGGACTAGCGTCATGGCAAGAGGACGCAAACAATATCGTGATGACCGGCAGACGGACATGTTTGCCGCAAACGGTCAGCCCGCGCAGGCCTTGTTTCCGGTGCACACGCCCAGAACTGACATCGAGTGCATGGATTTCTCCTACCGGTTGAAGCGGGACATGTCTCAGGCTTTGAAGGAATGCAGCCTTAGCCGTGAGGACGTCTCGGCTCGCATGGGAGCCATTTTGGGGCAACCCAAATTCAGCAAGGCGATGCTGGACAAATACACCAGCGAAAGCAGCGAGACCCACCAGATCAGCCTGTTACGTTTCAAAGCGTTTGTGAAGGCAACAGGTTGCAACTGGCTGTGGCAACGGGTGGTGGAAGATGACGGCCTGACCCTGATGGAAGGGGAAGAAGCCCGCCTAGCACAAGTTGGATTTGTGGAACAACAAATTCGCGAGAAACAGCAGTTTTTGAAAGATCTAAAATCCAAACCTGTGCGCGTTCGAGGGAGACGATAGGTATGTTGAAAGAATGGTTCGATGTATCAGAACTGGCAGGAGTGCTGGTCTCTGATTGGCCCAATACCGAGCGTGGACTGAATACCCTGATAGACCGTGAAGGCTGGCGCAATCATGGCGAGCGCTGCCGGGAACGGGAGGCGCAAGGTGGTGGATTTGAATACCATGTGAGCCTGTTGCCTGCCAATGTGCAAACCAAGTTGCTGGCGCAGGCTGGTACTTTGAAGATTGAAGAAAAAGGGGCCGCCACCAGTGATGCCTGGCAGAACTATGACCGCCTTTCACAGAAGAAAAAGCAGATAGCAGCAGACCGGCTGCATGTGGTGGCGCAAGTGGATGCCATGCACAGAGGCGGCATGAGCAAAACCCATGCGGTGGCTTTTGTTTCCATGGAAACGGGTGTGAGCAGTTCAACCTTATGGAACTGGGAGAAGCTTACACACGGTGTTGCGCGGGACAATTGGCTGGCGGTGCTGGCTCCCAAACATCCGGGCCGCACCCAGACCGTGGATTGTGACCCACGCGCTTATGAATTGCTGAAGGCAGATTATCTGCGCCCTGAAAAGCCCGGATTTGCCGCGTGCTACCGGCGTATGAGCGAGGCCGCTGCCCATCATGGCTGGACGCCTATTCCAAGCTCCAAGACGCTGAAACGGCGCATTGAGCGGGATGTGCCAGCGGGCGCGATTGTGCTTGCACGGCAAGGCATGGATGCAGCCAAACAGCTCTATCCGGCGCAGACCCGTGATCGTTCTGTGTTCCATGCCATGCAGGCAACGAATGCGGATGGGCATAAGTTTGATGTGTTTGTGAAATGGGAGGATGGCACCATTGGCCGCCCGCTGATGCTGACGCTTCAGGATCTCTATTCCGGCAAGATGCTGTCCTATCGCATTGGGCGCTCTGAGAACAAAGACGCGGTGCGCCTTGCCATTGGTGACATGGTGGAGAGCTTTGGCATTCCAGACAGCATGTATCTGGATAACGGGCGCAGCTTTGCCTCCAAATGGATCACAGGGCGGATGAAAACCCGTTTCAGGTTCAAGATCAAAGACGAAGATCCAGCTGGTATTTTGGAAACGTTGGGTGTGAAAGTTCACTGGACCACGCCGTATTCCGGGCAGTCCAAGCCGATTGAACGGGCGTTCCGTGATCTTTGTGAGGAAGTTGCCAAACACCCAAAATGCGCTGGGGCTTATACGGGCAACAACCCGATGGCAAAGCCTGAGAACTACGGTTCCAAGGCGATCCCGATTGCCGAGTTTGAGCAGCATGTGGCTGAGCAGATTGTGCGCCACAACAGCCGTGAAGGTCGCAGGGCTGCTGTGTGTGCGGGGCGCTCATTCGAGCAGACGTTCCGGGCATCTCTCGAAGACCCATCGACGATCATTCGAAAAGCCAGTGAAGCACAGCGTCGGTTGTGGCTGATGGCTGCTGAAGGCGTCAGATCCCGTAAGCCATCATGTGAAATTCATCTCAATGGAAATAGATACTGGTCCCCTCAGATGAATGAGTTTGCCGGGGCCAAGATGATTGTGCGGTTTGATCCAGACAATCTGCATGACGGGATTTTTGTTTATCGGCTGGATGGCTCGTTTGTGTGTGCAGCTGAGTGCATTGAGGCGGTTGGCTTTAACGACACCAATGCAGCGCGTGATCATACTCGCAATCGCCGCACCTACATGAAGACCATGCGAGAAGCCAGGAACCTTGAGGTCACTTTGGGCATTGATGAGGTGGCGGATCTTTTACCGAAAATTGAAACAGAGCAGGAAGCTATCCCAGAACAACAGGTTGTGCGCTTGGCAGTGGGTCAGGACCGACCTGTGCCGCAAGGGCCTGCGTGGGATGAGGATGCAGCAGACAGTTTTGGCCGTGCTGTGGCGGCCATGAGTAATTCGAGTAACCGCGTTGTGCCCTTCCAGAGTGGGGCAAATGAATAAGGGGATGCGTTGCAGGCATCCCCTTGGAAAGTACAGCTGTCCATTACGGACAACAAGCAAACGGAATTAAACATGACTGATCGCAATAAACAAGTCTGGGAACTGGTTGATCCGGTTGCGGAGATACCGGAGAAGCAAAAATGGGCATGGCTGGATGCGCGTGTAGCTGCGAAGAAGTATGCTGAAAAGAAAGGGCTTTCCAAGGCTGCGTTTGCCCGTGAGGTGGATCTTGCAGCAGCGACTTTCTCCGAGTGGTTTTCTGGGAAATATCGTGGGGATTATACCAAGACCACGGATGCCATCAGCCAGTGGCTTGATAACCAGCGCAGCTTTGAACAAACGGAAATGCGGGTTCCTGAAGATCTCGGCTATGTGGAAACGCCGACATCTGAGAAGGTGATGCACGCCCTTCAGTTTGCACAAGCAATGCCGGAAATGGTGGTGATCACTTTGGGCGCTGGCATGGGCAAAACCATGACGGCCCGCAAATATCAGGAGATGCACGCCCACACTTATCTGGTGACCATGCGCCCAACCACATCCACACCAACGGCCATGGTGCGCGAGATCGGTATGGTCATGGGAATTAATGAGCGGAATTTGCTTCTGCTGAGACATGCTATTGGTTTACGGGTTCAGCGCAATGGCCGCAAACCTTTGCTGATTATTGATGAGGCCCAGAACCTTTCCGACAACGCAGTCAATGAACTGCGAGATTTTCTTGATCGGTATGAGTGCGGCATAGCTCTGATTGGCAACGAAGAACTTTACACCCGTTTTGGTGGTGCGCAGCCCAAAGCCGCTTATGCGCAGATCAATGCTCGTGTCGGCACGCGCGTGCGTCAGGTGCGCCCTACAGCACAAGACATTGATATCATTGTTGACGCCTGGAATGTGGAGGATGAAGACGCTCGCAAGCTCCTTCGCGCTATCGGGCGCAAGCCCGGAGCCCTTCGGCAGGTTTCCAAAACAGTTCGCCTGGCGCACATGCTGGCATTTGGTAATGGCGGAGTCGTGGATGCTAAGGCCGTTCGCGCTGCCTGGTCCAACCGTGGGGGCGAAGAGGTATGAGCCAATCTCTTGTGCGTCAGCTACAGACCCTTGAAGTCTGGTTTCGCGAATACACCAAGCATGGTGAGCCGTTCTCCGTTCAAAGTGCTGAAGCTTTTGGTGCCGGGATCAAACACACCATTGATCTTGCCAAAGCTGAGCAACAAACAGTTACGGAACAACAATTACCGATTGAGGGCGTTGTTTTCTTTCCCATTCGCGACATGCCGCTTCCAGCTAACTCCGATGCTCCAGCTTGAATTGAAAAGGATTAATTTCATGAGAAACGAAACGCTTGTCCCGCAGGGTTGTTGGCAAAATGCAAAGGGCGCGTTTGTCCCTTTGACGACCATCAAAATGGAGCATCAGGAAGAAGATGCTCTTGTTAAGGAGATTGTAGAGTCTGCCCGTTTCCTCAATCAGGCTCTTTCAAAGTTCAAGGTAGATGCGCTTGGCAATGTGCAAGCGTTTCGTGAACTGATTGCCGAGAAGTATGGCGCGAAGAAGGGCGGCAAAAAAGGCAACATGACCTTGCTGTCTTATGACGGCACACTGGCCGTTCAGGTTGCTATTTCTGAACACATCAGTTTTGGCGCAGAACTTGAGGCAGCCAAGGCTCTCATTGATCAGTGCATCAGCAAATGGAGCGAAGGCGCAAATGCGAACCTTCAGGTTCTGGTGGATGATGCCTTCGACGTGGACAAGGAAGGCAAGATTTCGACCACTCGTGTTTTAGCTTTGCGCCGTTCCAGCATTGAAGATGCGGACTGGCAGCGGGCAATGGATGCCATAGCCGATGCGATGCGGGTGACTGGATCGAAGACTTATTTGCGGATCTATGAACGTGATCCAATGACTGGATTGCAAACACCCATCTCTCTCGATCTGGCCGCTGTTTAGGAGGTTTCGTTATGGGACAGACCTTGGATTACATGCGCAAGTGCGCGGAAAGCGAGCTGGCTGCCATTCAAAACCTCTGGGCGGATCAGGGTTATGTGGTCACTGGTTCAGTGACCTATCGGATCGGTCCAGACGGTACAGGTCATTATGCGGTGACAACCAATCTCATCAATGGCCTGCCACAGGATATCAGAGCTGCTCATTTGGAACAGATGATGCAGAGCCACGCCAGAGGGAGAATGATGTGATGGCTCGTTACAGAGTAGAACTGAAGAGCACGATCTTGATAGATATCGATGAGAGCAAGTTCACAGAGGAATTCATGGAGCAGTATCGTGAATTGATTGATCCCAGCTTCCGTGAAGTTCGGGACCATGCGGGATTGCTGGCTGAATTTGCGTTAGGCGGCATCGCTGAAAACGGAGATTTTGTCGAGGGCTATGGGGATTTGAACCAGCAAGGCATCAAATTTGTAGACCTGCCGCAGGTTGAAACAGAAGCCATCCTGCGTGATGGCGAGCATATCTAGGGGATATGAGATGAGCACTCCACACAACCGCCTCTACGCTGCAAAGAAAGCCGCTCAGCTTGATGATGAGACCTTGCGTGATTGCCTGGAGGCTTCCATTGGTCGCCGTTCTGCCAAGGGCCTGACCGTGATCGAATGCAACAAGGTGTTGGATCACATGAAGGCCAAAGGACACGGCGTCGATGCGCAAGGTTCCACGCAGATCAGCGGTGCTTTTGGCAAGAAGGCTGTGGCGCTGTGGCTTTCCGCGTGGAACCTTGGCATCGTTCAGGACAAGACAGACAAGGCGTTGCTCTCCTGGGTAAAGCGCCAGACCGGAATTGACCATATAAATTGGGTGGATGGGGACGATGGGTCCAAGGTTATTGATGCGCTGAAGGGCTGGATTAAACGGGATGCTGGCGTTGACTGGAGCACTGATAAAAAGCTGCCTTCAGTCTACAACCGTCCAGAGTTCAAGGTGTTTTGTGCTCAGGTGGCGCTTTTGAAAAGCCGTGAAGCGCTGCCTGCCAGTCACACCTTTGCAGATATCATCTATCCCATTGTTGGCGAAACGGATCTGCATAAGCTGGACAGCCGGGATTGGATCAAGCTGATGAACGCACTGGGCGCAAAAGTGCGGGCTTGTCTGGTTCGAGAGGCTCACTGATGGCTTCTCTCCCACTTGTTCTTCAGGAAATCCGGGAGGTGGCAGGTTTACCTGCTGCCCTTGAGATTGCACGCCAGTTTGGCGGCAGCCGGGTTTCCATTCCAGCCTATCCGAAACAGGGTCATTGGCTGGTGGAGACTGTGGGAGAGAGTGCTGCCATAAAGATCTGCGCGTATTACCGTATAACAAGTGGCAGCAATAGAGAAATTGGTGTGAAGGATCTCTCTATTCCACTTGGCCCAACAGGACAGCGAGCAGACAGAAATACACAGATCAAAGCTTTACTGGAAGACGGTGTGTCTGCTGATGAGATTGCACGCAGACTTGGCATTCATCGCCAAACTGTGTTAAGGCAATCCAAGCGAATACGAGATCCGCAGCAAGCAGATCTGTTTGAATTTTAGAGCTGGTAACATATGTTACCGGCTCTTTTTTATGTCCAGCGCGGCATTTTGCAAACAACGACACACTTATGTTTGCAAAGGCCCTTCGTACATGTCCTCCGCGTCTTCAATTGTTCAGCAGCTGCGTCATTGCAAGGTTAGTCCTGCTGGCAGTGATGTCATTTCCCAAGTGGCAAAGGAACAAGGCTTTGATGTAAATCTGCTGCGTGCTCTGCTGATTGTTGAGAGCACGGAAGCGGCCAGTGATGATCAAGGCCGCATTCATCTTCTTACCGAAAAGCACATCTTCTGGCGCAAGCTACCCAGCCAGCTGCGCAGCACGGCTGCAGCCATGGGACTGGCAACGCGCAAGTGGTCCAAGGGCAATTACAAGGGCCTTGGCAAAGCTGGGTCTGATGCCCGCTGGGACCGGCTGGAGCGTATGGCGCAGGTTGATGAAACCGCCGCTCTCTTGTCTGCCTCCTACGCCAAGCCGCAAATCATGGGCTTTAACTACAAGCTGTGCGGATATCATTCGGTCAAAAACTTTGTTGTTGCGCTGGCAAGTAGCGAGGCAGCTCAAGATAAAGCCTTCATTGATTTCCTGCTCAACAGCGGTCTTGCCGATGATATCCGGGCCAAGGATGTTCGTGCGATTGTGCGCCGCTATAATGGCTCTGGGCAGGTCGATTATTACAGCCGTAAAGTCTCCCGCGCTTATGAAAGCCTGACTGGTCATGCATTGCAGCTGGAGGGATCGTCTAAACGCGCTGGAATGCTGCGTTTGGGTGCTTCCGGGCAGCCCATCGAAACCTTCCAGCTCCGCCTTTCCGATCTTGGGTATCACGTCAATCCAGATGGTGATTTTGGGGATGCAACGCGCCGCGCTGTTGTTGCCTTCCAAGTGGATCACGGCCTTAAACCTGACGGTCTGGTTGGCCCCAAAACAGCTGCAATGATTAAGCGCGCAGTACCGCTTTCTGAGCAAGTCACGAACAGCCGCCAAGATCTGCGCGTAAAGGATCTTCGTGCCAAAGGCTCACAGACAGTCAAACAAGCGGACCGGTTGACTGTTCTGGGCGGCGGTGTGGTTGCGACTGGTGGTGTGGCTAAGGCTGCTGAACTGGTTCCTGACAGCTCAATACTGGATCAGCTTTCCGGCCTTCAGGATGTGATCTGGCCGCTTAAAAATGCGCTCTCGCCCGTTCTGGATCTGATTGGCTCCAACAAATGGCTGATGGTCGCCGCTGGCGGGGCTGCTGTTTTGTATGTGGCCTACCAGATCAAGCAGCGCCGCTTGTCTGATGCAAAAAGCTGGAGGCATGTTGGATGATCGCTTTCTTCTCCTCTTTGGTCGCCTCCAGGCTGGGCCGTGTCTTCCTTAAATGGGCTGTTATCGCCGCTTTGGTGGGCCTGCTTTTACTGCGTGCTGTTGGGTTTGGCAGGCAAAGCGAACGCAACAGGCAGATGGAAACCTCACTTCTCACATTAAGAAAAAGGAATGAAATCGATGCGGATATTTCTCGTCATTCTGATGCTGGCCGCCGTCGCCGGTTGCGCAGCTGGTCCCGCAAATAAGTGCGATGGGTTCAAGCCCATCTATCCGGCGAGCAGTGATGTGGGCGTTCTCTCCAATTCCATGGTGCAGCAAGTGCTTGAACACAATGAATTTGGGTACTCCCTGTGTGGCTGGAGGCGAACGGGCTGATGAGTTTTGATGAGGTTGACCGGGCTAACATACTTGCTGAGCGGGAACGTGACGCCTGCATTGCTGCGGTTCGAAATTCACAGCGCGTTGGATCTGGTCGCGCCACCTGTCTTGATTGTGAAGGCGAGATTGAGCCTGCCAGGCGCGCTGTAAACCAGTCAGCTGTGCGCTGCATTGGATGCCAACGAGAACTGGAACAGACGCGATGAGCCCGGAAGAATTAAAAACATGGGTGGCTATCGTGCTGGGTGTTATCTCGCTGGGAGGCACGACCTGGAGCATTATCTCCCATCGCTCCCGCGACAATTCCAGCAAGATTGAAGAAATGCAGGGCCAGATTTCTGAAGCCAAAGCTGGTGTGAAGGCCCTTGAACGGGAAATGCAGCACTTGCCCAGTAAGGAACAGGTCCATCAGCTGGAGCTGAATATGTCGGACATGGGCGGATCGGTAAAGGCCATCAATGAGAGCATTCGTTCCCTCAGGCATGTCACCGAAGGCATTGATGATTACCTAAGACAGAAAAAAGGTTCGTGATGGACTACCAGGAACACATCAACAAAGATGTACGGCTGATCATCCTGAAGGCGCTTTATAGCCAGGATGATTACTCTCTCAACTCATCCATCCTGCAAACACTGCTGGAGAACTACGGCCACACGGAAAGTCGCGACTATGTCCATAACCAGTTGCGTTGGATGGAACGTAATGTGCAGGCTGTGAAGCTGACCCAGGCAGGCACTGTTTTGGTGGCAACACTGACAAGTGCAGGCCGGGACCATGTGGAGCGCAGAGCGCGTCTTGAAGGAATTAAACGCCCAAGTCCTGAGGTGTAGGAAATGAGTAAACGCAAAGGACGTGGGCGGCTTTCCTCTTTGGATCTGTTGCCGCCAGAGGCATCCAACCTTGTAGATTGGGCAGCTGAGCAGCTTTCTAATCGGGACAAAACACAGCAAGAAATCCTTGAAGAGTTTAATGGCAAGTTGATTGCCATTGACCCTACCATTTTACCTATCAGTAAAAGTGCGTTTGGCCGCCATGCGGTCAAGCTTGCGACCATGCAACGGCGCTTGAAGGAAAGCCAGTCCATTGCAAAATCACTGGCCGGTCAAATGAATGCCAGCGCGGTTGACGATGTGACCGTTGTGGCAAGTCAGGCTATCAAGACGCTGGTGTTTGAGATCCTGACCAGTGCCGGAGAAGCTGGCCTGTCGCCCAAAGGCGCGATGGAGCTTGCAAGTGCATTGCGCTCTTCCGTGCAGGCTCAGGCGGTCTCGACGCGGCGGCGCAAAGAGATCGAAGCTGATTTTGAAAAGAAGACTGATGAGGCTCTGGATAGGACTGCTCAAGTTGCGGGTCTGAATTCTGATCAGGTCGCCAAGTTGCGCAGTGAGTTCTTGGGGTTGCGCAAATGATCAGCACACAGAGCGATCCCGAACGGGTGGCAGGAACGCCGATCCTCACCCGAGATCCCAATGAGGCAAGTCCCAATTTTACACGCGGGGCTGAGATCCCTGAGGATTTGGATCCGCTTGCCGATGGCATTTTGATGCTCCACCAGAAGGAATGGCTGGAGGATCGCGGTGACTTGAAGTTGGCGGAAAAAGGCAGGCGCACAGGCATCACCTTTGCTGAAGCGCTGGATGATACTTTGATTGCCGCAAGCTCGCGAGAGGCTGGCGGCGATAACGTGTTTTACATTGGCGATACCAAAGATAAGGGCCGTGAGTTCATCGGCTATGTGGGCCACTTTGCCAAAACCGTCCAGAAGGAAATGGTTGGTATTGAAGAAAGCTTCTTTGAAGACGTTGATGCAGACGGCAACACCAAGAAGATCAGTTCTTATGTTGCCCGTTTTGCGTCTGGCTTTCGGGTTGAAGCACTGTCTTCTCGTCCTGAAAATATTCGTGGCCTGCAAGGGATCGTGGTGATTGATGAGGCGGCGTTCCACAAGGATGTGCGCAACGTTATTGATGCGGTGAACGCGCTCCTGATCTGGGGCGGCAAGATCCGCATTATCTCTACTCACAGCGGTGTGCTTAATGCGTTTAACGAGTTGATACGAGAAGCCCTGACCGATGCGGCTAAGGGCAAGCCAACCTGGTCCATTCATCACATCCCGTTTGCATCTGCCGTCAAAAATGGCCTGTTCAAACGGGTCTGTATGATCAAAGGCAAAGTGTGGTCTGAGGAAGCGCAGCAAAAATGGGAAGACAAGATCCGTTCAGCTTATGGTTCGCGCAAAGCGGCCATGCGCCAGGAACTGGATGCCATCCCAGCTGAAAGCGAAGGTCAGGCACTGTCCCGTGTTCAGGTGGAAGCCTGTATGGAAGCCGGTATTCCTTACATTCGCTGGCAGGTGGAAGACAACTTTCGCGATCTGCCGGACAGCAAACGTCAGGACCGTCTTGATCAGTTTTTGCAACGTGAGTTGCTGCCTGTTTTAAAGCTGCTGCCAAAAAATTTGCAGCATGTTTATGGGCAAGATTTTGCTCGCAAAGGGGATGCCTCTGCCATTGATGTGAAGTCCATTGAGCCAAGTCTTGTACGCAAGACACGGCTGGCCGTTGAAATGCGTAACGTGCCATTTGATGAGCAGCGCAAGGTAATGGAGTTCATCATCTCCCATCTGCCGCGTTTTGCCGGTGGTGCGTTTGATGCCACGGGCAACGGGGCCTATCTGGCCGAAAAAGCGGTTCAGAAATTTGGAGCCTCTATCCGGGAGGTTCACTTTTCTGAAAGCTGGTACCGCGAGAACATGCCAGCTTACATTGAAGCGTTTGGCTCCAATAAATCCCTCATCCTGCCCAGGCATGATGACATCGTGAAAGACCATCAGGCGCTTTCCTTTGTCAATGGCATCATCAAAGTGCCTCAGGATTTTCGGTTCAAGGGAACCGATGGCAACAACCGTCACGGTGATTATGCCATTGCCTCGGTTCTGGGCTTTTGGGTGAGTTTTCAGGACATTGCTGAATACGATTACATGAGTGCGAGCACGGTTGCCCGCACCACAATGCAAGCTCCCAAGGACGATGACACTCAAAGCGCAAATACGTTCTCGCGTGGGTCAATCTTTGGCAAACTGAAAGGGTTGTGGTGATGGCAAAACCCGTCATTATTGACATTCATGGCAAGCCCATGAAGATTGAAAAGAAAGACCTCAGCAGTGAGAGCACTGCAATGGTCCGTTCCATCTCCAACAAATTTGGCGGTATGTTCACCTCAGAACTTACACCGCCACGACTGAAGAACATCTTGCAGGCAGCGGAAGCGGGGCAGCCCGATGAGTATTACAAGCTGGCAGAGATCATGGAAGAACAAGACCTCCATTACTCAGCTGTGCTCTCTAGCCGCAAGCGTGCTGTGTCCTCCCTTAATATTCAAGTCAAGGCTGCAAGTGACAGCCCCAAGGATGTAGAGATTGCGGAAGCTGTTCGCCGGATGGTTGAGCAGCCTGAATTCATCGACATGCTGGATGATGCTTTGGATGCATTGGGCAAAGGCAGTTCAGCCATTGAAATGCTGTGGGACACCACATCGACACAGTGGATGCCAAAAGAGTTTATCTGGCGTGATCCAAGACTGTTTATGTTCCATCCAACGCGCCGCAAAACATTGCAGATGAAACGAGAGGGATCGCTTGAAGGCGAAGATCTGGCACCAGGGAAATTTATCACCCACTTGCCAAAACTGAAATCGGGTCTGCAAGTGCGCACAGGACTGGCGCGGGTGGCAAGCTGGTCTTACCTGCTGAAGAGTTTCGCATTGCGTGGCTGGGCTGCGTATAACGAGATTTTCGGCATGCCGCTGCGTGTAGGCAAATTTGATAAATCGGCCTCTGATGAAGATAAGGCCAAGCTGCTACAGGCCGTGATTGGCATTGCCAATGATGCTGCCGGGATCATCCCTAAAGAAATGGATATTGAGTTCATCCAAAACTCAAGTCGGGGTGGTGACAGCCTATTTGAACGTTTTCTGGTGTATCTGGATAAGCAGGTTTCCAAGGACGTTTTAGGCCAGACCATGACCACGGATGATGGATCATCACTGGGTCAGGCAATCGTGCATAATGATGTACGCGAAGATATTCAAATCAGCGATAGTCGCCAGATTGCCACAACCTTAAACCGGGATGTGGTCCGTCCGTTTGTCACGTTTAATTACGGCCTGCAGCTGGCTTATCCGACTATCCGCATTGAGGTGATGGAAGCGGAAGATCTGGAACACATGGCAAGTGTTCTGGAGAAGCTGGTGCCGTTGGGCTTGAAAGTCCAGATGTCTGAGGTGCGCGGACGCATTGGGTTTGATGACCCTGATGAAGGTGCTGAACTGCTGGGTGTTCAAAAGCCGTCAGAACCAGAAAAAATCAAAGCACCCAACCGGCAACAGGACAGAGAGCCCTCAGTTGCAGCAGATCCTTTTGACGATGTTGGTCAGGATGAGCTTGCCGATTGGCAATCGCAAATGTCTGGCCTTTTAGATCCGGTTCGCAAGCTTGCCAATTCAGCTGGAACCTATGAGGCGTTTCTGGACGGGCTGAGCGATCTGGCCGGGAAAATGGATGACAGCAAGTTGGCGCAGCGCGTCACAGATGCCACGTCGAAAGCGGCTGCTTTTGGCGATGATCGGGGGTAATGGTGGCCGGGTTTAAGTTTGACACCAAGCCCTCTCCTGAGGTGGCTGGTTTTCTGGATAAAAAAGGGCTGAAACCGTCCTTTCATTGGGCAGATGTTTCGCCGCGCGAACATGCTTTTGGCTTTACGGTTGCCAAGGCGACCAGATTGGACGTGCTGACAACCCTGTTTGATGAGGTTAAGCGGGCTCAGAGAAACGGCATTCCCTTTGATGCGTGGGCCAAGGATCTGGAACCGCGCCTTGAGAAACTGGGCTGGTGGGGCAAGCAGGATATGCTGGACCCGAAAACCGGCAAGATGATAAAGGCTCAGCTGGGCAGTCCGCGCCGCTTGAAAACCATCTACTGGGCCAATACCAGATCAGCCAGAGCTGCCGGGTTATGGGAACGGGCTCAGCGCACCAAGGCAGCGCTCCCTTACTTTGTGTATTCGCTAGGACCATCTCAGCGTCATAGACCGGACCACCAAGCGCAATCAGGCATCACGCTGCCAGTGGATGACCCGTTCTGGGATGTCTGGTTTACCCCGAATGGCTGGCGCTGCAAGTGCTGGGTCAGGCAGATATCGAAAACTGAAGCTGACAGGAATGGCGGTGTGTCTGATCCACCTGAGATTGAGATGAAGGAATGGACCAACCCGCGCACAGGGGAAACCATCAAGATCCCTGAAGGTATTGATCCGGGCTGGCAGGGCAATCCGGGCAAGAACCGCGCCCGCACCCAGATCGACAATCTGAATCTGAAAATGGAAAATGCAGGCAAGCACAGCAGTGCCCTGCCCAAGCAAGTGATCAATGAGCTGTGGCGTTCAAAAGCGCCTCACAGCTATTCGAAAATGAATGAGCGGGTGCATCTGCCGGTAGCTTATGTTCCCGGCCTTGCTTCCAAGCTGGACGCTAAAACGCCGCTGGTGGCCGTCTCCAGCGATACCATTGCGGTCAAGGTTGGAAAGCACAAGACCATTGAAGCAAACAAATTTGAACAAGTTCAGAGGGTTTTGGAAGAAGGAACGCCAATTGACAGAGGCCCTCAAAAGGGATTGAGTTTTTGGTTAGAACTAGATGGTTCCATGCACGCTGTAGCACTCAAGAAATCTGGCGATGGTTATTTATATATTGCAACGTTCTTCCAAGCTTCAGGGAAGCGGTTCGATGCATTGAAGGCTAAACATGGGATTTGGGGAGAATGAGTGCTGGCTGTTCGGTGGGGGCGAACCTCCCCACGTGCCATTCGAGGGCACCGATCCATTTGCCTCAGCCAGCACACTAAGTATAGGTGCTGTGCGAGCGTTTGACAAGAACAGTCAGGCAACACACCAAAACGCCTGAGAAGGCCGTGGAGTGTTTTAAAGGGGTTTGAGGTAACATCGTGTATGAACGATATTCGAGTGCGTTCGACGGCGTTCGAAGACCATTCGAAATTGATTTTGACCTGATGGGTCGGGTGAGATAAGACAAAGGAGCGTTTAATCGCCCAATTTGCAAGCTGGTAACATCTGTTACCGGCTTTTTTTGTGCCTGCCTGCGTCAAGGTAAGGCCATGAACAAGAACCCACACCTCACTTCTACCTCTCATGAGATCCAACTGGATGGCAATGCAGCTGTTCCCGCCTGGATCGAGTTGGTTCCAGCGGGCCACGTTGTTGGCCGCGACGGGCGTCCGTTTGTCAATGACCGTCCTGAGGATGTGGTGGCGTTCTTTACCAGGAGTGAACTGGATCTTGTCATTGACTATGAGCATGCAACGGAGAAGGAAAATGTAGAAGGTGTTCCTGCTGCTGGCTGGATTAAACAGCTGGAGGTGCGCGATGGAGCTATCTGGGGACGGGTCGAATGGACACCGCCTGCTGCCAAACGCATCAGCAACCGCGAGTTCAGGTTTATCTCTCCAGTCCTTTGGCACTCCCTTGCCACCAAGCGTGTTCTGGGGCTGGCCTCTGCCGCACTGACGCACAAGCCTAATTTGAAGATGACAGCGCTCAACAGCGCTCATCTGTCTCCACCTGAAAAAATTGACCGTAAGACTGAAGGAACTGTTGCCATGAAAGATGAGCAGCGCAAGGCGCTTTGGCAAAAGCTTGGCCTTGCAGATGAAGCCTCTGATGCGTCCATTTTGGGCGCGGTTGTAGATTTGCAAGGGGATGTCACGAAGGCGCAAAACAGCGCTCAGACTCCAGATCCCGGTAAGTTTGTCCCCGTTGACACCTTCAACCTGATGAAAGGCCGGGCGGAAAAGGCGGAAAACACCTCTGCTGAAGCGCTGAAGGGCGACATTGAAAAGGCCGTCAATACGGCTGTGGAAGCGGGCAAGATCGCGCCGGGTTCAAAGGAGTTCTACCTCAAGAGCTGCAACAATCAGGACGACCTGGAAAGCTTCAACAAGCTGATCGCAGGCAGCGCTCCGGCGGCTGTGATCACCCTAAGCGATCTGGACAAAGCCGATCCTGACAAGGGCAAAGCAGCTCTCAGCCAGGATGAAAAGGCAGTCGCCAAGCAGATTGGGCTTACTGACGAAGAATTCCTGAAACAGCGCGGCTAAGGCCACAAAGGTAGAGGATCATTTCAGTGGTTCAACAATCTCGAAAAGCCAGTCGCCGGACTGGGGATCAGTTTACCCACCCAGCCAAGGGCGGCGTTCATATGCGCCGGGGTGGTTTGTGCGTGCTTGATGCGGCTGGCTTTGCCCAGCCTGGTCATGAAGCTGCAAACCTCACTGTTGCTGGTGTTGCTCAGGAGACCATCGACAATCGTGATGGCGCAGATGGCGCGCTGAGCGTTTCGGTGGTGCGCGGCAAGGAACTTCACTTCCTTAGCAATGACAGCGCTGATCCTGTGACACGCGAGCATCTCAATAAGCCTTGTTACATCGTCGATGATGAGACGGTCTCATCTTCGCACAAAGGCAATACCCGTTCTCAGGCTGGCATTATTCGCGACCTGACGGGGTCCGGGATCTGGGCCGAATTTATCTAACACGCTCTTCCACCAGGTTGAGAGCATAAGGCTCAGGTTACTGAGCCGAGGGAGTTCTAAAATGGAATTAACAGGTGCAGTTCTGAGCGCGCTTGGCGTTGGTTTTAGCGCAGCTTTTCAGGCGGGTCTGGGCGAGGCTCCAGAAGAGTGGAAGAAAATCGCCACAGAGGTGCAAAGTGCTACCTCTGAAAACGAATATGGCTGGCTCAAAGACTGGCCTGCCATGCGTGAGTGGGTCGGTGATCGTCTGATCAAGGAACTGTCTGGTGACAGCTACAAGATCAAGAACAAGGATTATGAAGCCACCGTCTCAGTCAAGAAGAACGATATTGAGGACGACAAGCTTGGCATGTACGGGCCGCGTTTTAAGGCGCAGGGCCGAGCTGCCGGGCAATGGCAGAACAATCTGGCCTGGAGCGCATTGCCGCTTGGGCTTAGCGAGAAGTGTTATGACGGCCAGAATTTCTTCGACACCGATCACCCGGTTGGCTCGAAGGAAAAAGACAACCGGCGCACAGTCTCCAATTATCAGGCTGGTGCAAAAGCGCCGTGGTTCTTGCTGGATGTGAAACAGGCCATCATGCCGATCATCTTCCAGATGCGTCAGAAGCCTGAACTGGTTGCGCAGACTGACGCAAATACCTCTGAGCGTGCTTTCATGAAGAAAGAGCTTCTTTATGGCGTGGATGCTCGCGGCAATGTGGGCTTTTCATTCTGGCAACTGGCCTTTGCTTCTAAAGCAGAGCTGAGTGCGGATAACTATGAGGCAGCGCGCCGCTCCATGTCCTCCAATAAAACGGATGAAGACGTTCCGCTTGGCATCATGCCGAACCTCTTGGTGGTCGGTCCATCCAACGAGGCCAAAGCTCGCGCCCTTTTGAAAAAAGAGAAGCTTGCAGGCGGCGAAGACAACATCTGGCAAGGCACTGCCGAGCTGCTTATCTCGCCCTGGCTCGATTAACGGGAGAACCACACCATGAATTCCGTTTGTATTCAGGTCACGACCAGCCGCACTCATTGGCGCGGTGGTCACGAGTTCATCCAGGGCAAGCCGAAGCTTCTGGTCTGCCCAAATGACATTGATGAGGATGAGCTGAAGCGCATTCACGCTGATCATGAACTTCTGGTGCAGGAAATTGATGCTCCTGCTGAAGAGACTTCAGAACGTCCAGAATCAACAGAGGCCCGCATCAAGGCAATTCAACTTGCCATGTTTGGCCTTCCGGGCGGCAAGGACGCCTTCACCAAGGCTGGCACACCGCGTGTGACTGTTTTGGAAGAGGTGCTGGGCTGGAAGCCGGAGAGTGATGAAATTGAAGCTGCCGTTGACGGTTTGAGCGAAGCACTCAAGGCGGACCTGAAGGCGCTCTTAGAGGCCAAAACCTAAAGCGTCCTCCCAGATGCAGGCCGGGCAAGGGCCTGCATCAAACTGGGGGCTGCTCACAAGGCAGTCCCCGCTTTTTCAACGAATTCGAGTTTTAACCACCATGGCATATGCAAGCGTACAAGACTGGCTGGATCGCAACTCGCACCGCAAACATGTGGCGGATTTTAACCGCGATGGCGAAGCAGATACAGCAGCTGTTGAGCGTGCCTTGGAAGATGCCACAGCCGAGATCGATGGCTGGCTGGCGAAGCGCTACACCACGCCGGTGGCAGATCCGCTAGCCGCACCGATCCTGCGCCAGCATTGCCTGGTGATTGAAACCCATCTTCTGGCGGATGCGCCAACTGTGCGTGATGAGGAAATCAGTTCCCGTCATAAGGCCTCTATGGATTTTCTAAAGTCGGTTGCCAAAGGGCAAGCCGGTCTTCCCATGACCGTGAGCGTTTCCAGCGCCGGGAAATCTTCCAATGTGGGCGTGACCTTCGTTACACCTGAAAGGATGTTCTCATGAGCGGCGTTGAATTCGTGCTTGATGACAATCTGGGCAAAGCCACATTGGTGAGCGAAGCCATTGCATCGGTGAACCTCGTTGATGTGCTGGACATCCACGGCGCTCTGGGTGTGAGCCAGACACAGCGCCGGATCACTCAGGATCAAACTGCACCAGATGGCTCTGCCTGGAAAGGTCACTCCAAAGGCTACGGTGAGACACGAGGTGGTTCGCAAGGGCTCTTACACAATGAAGGCGATCTGGTCACCTCAATAGATCATGTAGCCGGCAGTGATGAGGTGAGCTGGGGCTCTCCTGTGGTTTACGCTGCTATCCACCAGTTTGGTGGCACCATCAAACCGAAGAATGGCAAAGCGCTGTTTTTCATGATGGGCGGTGCAACTGTGGCTGCGTCCCAAGTGTCCATTCCAGCGCGGCCATATTTGGGGCTGTCTGGTGATGATATCCGCGAACACGAAGATACGCTGATCCATTTCATGGGAGGGTTGCTGTCATGAGCACGTGGACCAAAGCAACCACCTATAGTGATATTCAAAAAGCGATCCTTACGCAGATTAAAGTCTGTGAACTTCTGGAACCTCATGCCCTGATCGCAGCCTCTCCTGGCATCGTTAGCGAGAGATGGCTACAGGATCAAACTATTCCCAGATCCGGTGCTGCGTTTGTTGGGATTGGCCGTCTCGCGTCTGTCAAAAATCAAGCGGACGGCACAAGTGAGCATGAACTGGGACTGGGTGTGTTTGTGGCGTCTCCCCAAGGCCATCGTGATACGCAGGCACAGACCTCTGTTGATACGGTGCACGGCCTTACTCAGATCATCAAAGACAATCGCTTTGAACTGGTGAAAGCACAAAAACCGGTCGGGATCTCTGCCCGTAATCTGTATTCGCCCTCGTTGGATCGCCTGGGCTCTGCTCTGTGGCTGATCGAGTGGCGGCAAAGCTTCATCCTGTTTGATGCTGAGGGCACGGCACTTGGCAATGCGGCCTCCCGTTCTCTCGGCAGAGAGGAGCGCGTTGATGCTTGATGAGATCCTCAGACGGTTGGCTGAAGTGGAGCGCCGCTCAGGCAACTTTGTGCGCAAGGTGAAGGTTGCCTCTTATGAAAGCGGCAAAGTCGTTGTTGAAGATGGCAGCGGGTTCAAATCTGCGCCGGTCACACAAGCCTCTATCTCCTCCGGGGAATGGCAGATTGATGCCCCTGCCAATGCCGGGGCGCAAGGCTTTCTGTTTTGTCAGGACGGCGAGACAGAAAACGGCATTTTCTTCCCATGTATTCCTTCAGGAGCCAACCCGCATGCGAGTGCGGAAGGCGGCACGCTGCGCCTCAAAGGGCCTGAAGGTGTTGTGGTGGAAATTGCGGGCGGCAAACTCACGGTGACAGCCGATAAAGCCACGGTGAACGCCAGCAAGGTTGAGCTTGGCGGGACTGGTGGCAAGAAGGTGGCCCGCAAAGGCGACATGGTGGCCGTTGGTGCCGGGTCTTCGAAAGGCAACTGGCCCATCATCGAAGGCTCTTCGACAGTATTTGCAATCGACTAGGGATGATCAAAATGAATGTGAAGAACGAGAAGATCGAAGTTCAGAACGAGACCTATGAAGTCCTGAAGCAAGCCATGATTTTCGGTCAGTGGCGCAAAAAGGGCGATGTGGTTGAAATGACCATGGATCAGGCACGCTTTCTGCTTTTGAACGAAACACTGAAGCTGAAAAAAGCACCAGCAAAAAAGCCAGTGTCTGCCAAACCTAAAGCTGCTTCAGATGCCGCTCAGGATAAGGGCGCTTAATCATATGGCCGGGTACGATTCAGTTACAGGAAAACCACTTTACGGGGATGCACGCATTGCGCAGGCCATACGCCGTCTTGTGGTGACACGCGGTGATCTGGTGATGCGCCGCCACCTGCGCTGTGATCTGCCTGACCTGATTGATACGCCGCACAATGGGGCGCAGCGGATGCTGTTTCAGGCAGCTGTGGCATCAGCCATTCATGAACATGAAACCCGCGTTGATCTTGAAGAGGTTCGGCTCATCACTCCTGAAGCTTTAACGGATCTGGATGCGGCTGAACGTGTTGCTGATGGTGAAACCCGCCTTGAGATACTGGCTCTCAGCCGGGAAACAGGCTTGCCTGTCTCGTTGAGCGAGGTGGTGCGATGAGCCGTTATGATGACATCATCGACCTGAGTAAGGTTGAGCCGCCCAAGCTGATTGAAGAGCGTGAACACACGCAGATTTTTGCTGAGATCAAAGGTCAGTACCAACTCAAATGGCCTGAATGGCAAGATGAGACTGAGTTCGAACCGGTTCGCGCTCACCTTCATGTGGATGCTCAGCTGGCGTATCAGGCAAATGCCCGGATCAACACAGCTGCCAGGGCTGCTTTGCTTGCCAGCGCAACCGGTAGCGATCTGGATGCCAAAGGCGATGGCCGGACCACGCCTCGTAAGGTTGTTCAGGCTGGTGAAGACGATGCTCCAGATGTCTTGGAAGGCGATGAAGATTACCGCGAGCGCATTCGCCTTGCGCCGGAAAGCTGGTCTACTGCTGGTCCTGAAGGAGCCTATGAATTTTGGGCAAAGAGCGTTCCTGGTGTGCGTGATGCCCGTGCTTATTCGCCAGCGCCTTGCGTTGTCGAGATCTATATTGCACCAGATGATTTGAGCGCTCCTGCAAGCGCTGCACTGCTTGCAGCTGTGAATGAGGCAGTGAGCGGAAAAGCCCGACGCCCGATCGGGGATCGCGTGAGCGTCAAGGCTGCTGAAATCCTGAACACGCCTGTCACTGCCACGTTGTACGTGCTGGCTGGCCCGAGTGTGGAGCTGCTTAAAGAAAAGGCCGCAATGCTGGCGACTGCCTATTTGCTGAGCCGCCAGAAAATCTGGAAATCGCTTTATCTTTCCAAGCTGAATGGAACATTGGCCGTGGACGGTGCCGAATATGCGAGCACCAACCTGGCTGGCGATGTTCTTGCTGCCAAACATCAGATCATTTGGGCATCATCGCTGAATGTGTCGGTGGAGGTGCTTGATGCGTGATGCCTCCTCTCTTTTACCAAAGCGTTCTGCCAGCGAGCATGACCGGCGCGTGGCCTCTGTTACGTTCTGGTCTGTTGAGATTGATCAGGCGATTGTTGATCTGCGCAAGCTGACCAATCCAGACGAGACGCCAGCACGCTATCTGCCGTTTCTTGCCTATGAGGCTTCCGTGGACTTCTGGGATGAGGAGTGGCTGGAAGATGTGAAGCGCAAGGCCATCCGGCAAAGCTACATTATCCATCGCTTCAAGGGTACAATTCACGCCATAGAAGTCGCGCTTTCGATCATTTCAGTTGAAGCAAAGCTGGTTGAGTGGTGGGAGGTTGGAGGCTCTGGTGTTCCTGGCACGTTTGAGATTACGGCCTACCCATCTGGCAAGGTTTATAACTCGCATGACTATCTGTCAGCACGGCTTCAAAAGAAGATCTGGGATGCGGTTAATCTGGCAAAGCCACTGTCCCGCCATTTCACATTCCGGCTTGGTATTCGAGCAACCACCAAGCTTACGGTTGGTATGGTGGTTTCTGACCTTTACCGCACCCGTATCATGCCGCCTTTGACCACACAGCTGAATAGCATGATGCCGCTGGGAATGGGCGCTGCTGCTTCAACTGGAGAGCGGGTGCAAATCCGCCCTTGGCGGCCAGACAGCATAGAAAGCACAGGTCCATTTTGGGCTGCTGCGATGATCCGCCCTTTGCGTTCTTCCATTTACATTTATCCGAGGCAAACATGAGTGATCCGCTTTTTTACACCCGTCTGACTGATGTGGGTTCTGCCGCGCTTAATGCTGCCATTACTGGCGGTCAGGGCATTACTATAAGTGAGTTGGCACTTGGTGATGGCAATGGGGCTGCCTATGATCCGGACGGCTCTGAGACGGTGCTGAAGAATGAGGTTTACCGCACTGCGATTACTTCCATTACGCCAGATCCGCAAAATCCGGCCTGGCTTATTATTGAGGCCATTGTGCCACCCAATGCGGGTGGTTGGTGGGTGCGTGAGGCCGGGATATTTGATGAAGATGGCAAGATGTTTGCCATTGCCAAATATCCAGAAGCTTACAAGGCCAAGTTGTCTGATGGCTCTGCAGCAACACTCACCATTCAAATCGTGCTGCAGGTAACCAACACCGATTCAATCCAACTGGTGGTTAATCCGCTCGACGGCTATGCCACGAAAGGCTGGGTGGTCTCTGCCTATCCGTGGGCCAGTGGAGTAGAGGCCAAAGATGCCAGTGTTGAAAAGAAGGTCATTGACCCGAAGCGCCTGCATCAAACCCTTGCAGAAGTAGCGGCTCCCAAGGCGCACGATCATCAGATTGCTGATGTAGTTGGGCTGGCAACAGCGCTGGCTGCCAAGTCTGGCGGTGAGCATACTCACGCTTACGGTGAGCTGGAAGACAAGCCTACGACCATGGCTGAGTTGGGCCTTGTGGATGCTTACACCAAGGTGGAGGTAGATCAGCGCATTGCCAATCTGGTGGCATCTGCTCCGGGCGCTCTCAATACACTGGATGAGCTGGCCTCAGCTCTGGGGGATAATCCCAATTTTGCAACCGAGATCCTCAATGCGGTTGGTAGCAAACTGGATGCGTCCAAGATCAGCGCGTTTTCGCTAACGGTGTTGGCTCTGACCACGTCAAGTGCCTGGCGTGAAAAGCTGGGGCTGGGGTCTGCAGCTACCAAATCAACCGACTACTTCGCCCATGCGGGTAATATAGCGGCGCTATCTGCAGCTGCTGGGGTTGGTCAAGGGTTGGGCGAAGGACAAGCCTGGTACGACGTTTCTTCTTCGCGATCCCGAAATGTAAAATACCAAAACACCTCAGGGAGGCTGATGCTTGTACAAATTTTAACGTCCAACTGTTCGGTTCAATGGTCCAAGGATGGGATCACTTGGGTGACTGTATCAAGACCCCCAAGTGGCCATTACGTCTGTGTAGTAGTGGTTGTAGCGCATGGGCATTTTTACAGAAATACGGAGGGGTATAGGCACTGCTCTGAATTCCGCTAACAACGTTCAATATAGATTAAGGGTCATACGCCAATGAGTTCTGAAAAGGGTTATTTCCATCCTGACGAAGGGTACTGGCAAACCACTGGGGAACCGGGTGAGGATATTTTAAATTCCTATCCTGACGGAACTGTTGAAGTGCCTGTCAAGCCAAACAGTGATTGTTCCTGGGACGGTACTGATTGGGTGCCTGAAGGAAAAAACCATCTCCCGGCTCAAGTTTCTGAGGAAGCGGAGCAGCGCATCATTTTAGGTACGAAGATCAACGGCATCCAGTTCAAGTGCGATACGGACAGTATCAGCCGTCTGGAAGGTTTGTTGCGCGGGTTTGAACGCGGCATAATTGGACCTGAAGGCAAAACCTACAAAACCTCCGCTGGAGTGGATTTGACCTTTACCACGCAAGAACAGGTGCAGACCGTTCTTGCTGCTGCTGATGATCACCGCGACTGGATTCTGGAGCGCTCTGCTCAGATCCAGAACATTGAGCCGATCCCAGATCCGACAGATGACGACCTTTGGGAAAAACCTGCAGCATAGCTGAGCCAACAATCACCCTTTGCAGTTTTAAGTGAGGACACCATGACGACCAATTATCACCACGGGGTACGCGCTCATGATATGACGCAGGCTCCACCTATCATCCGCGTTGGCGTGTCTGGAGAGATCGGCATCATTGGCACTGCGCCTGGTGCGGATGCAGCAAAATGGCCGCTCAATGTACCAGTTGCCATTATCGGTGATATTACAAAAGCGGCCAGTCTGGGCGCAACCGGCACACTCCCAATTGCCCTGAAGACGATCTGGAAGCAGTACGAGAAAACCTCTGGCAAACTCGTTGTGATCCGCGTCGAAGAGCTTGCTGATGCGGCTGAGCAGATCAGCGCTGTTGTTGGTGATGTGACCTTAAAGACGGGTGTTCATGCCTTCCGCTCCTCCAACACGTTGCTGGGTATTGAGCCAGACATTCTGATTGCACCAGGCTTTACCAATACCAACCCGGATGGCAATGCAAACCCTGTCGTGACTGAGCTTGCTGCGGTTGCCAAACGCTTGCGCTCGTTTGTCTATATCGACGGGCCAAACACCACGGCGACAGACGCTGTTGCCGCGCGGGACAAGTACGGCTTTGACAACGTGATGATGGTTGATAACTACATCGCGGAATGGGACACGGCCACAGATGCGGAAGTGCAGTTGCCCGGATCGATTTTGGCGGCTGGTATGCAATCCAAGATGGATCTGGAAAAGGGCTTCTGGTGGTCAGCCTCCAACAAGCCTGCCAATTGCACCGGCACTGCACGGGTGGTGGACTTCCGTTCCAATGATAGCGGCTGCGAAGCCAACTTCCTTAACTCTCACGACATCACAACGATCATCCGCGACAGCGGGTTTAGGTTGTGGGGTTCGCATACGCTGGACAAGGAAAAGCTGCTTGGCGGAACCATTGTAGGTCGCCGTGTGGCCGACAAGGTCTATGACGCGCTGGAGCGTGGTTTGATGACCTACATCGATGTGCCAACCAGCATTCAAGCCATTAAGGATATCGGCTCCAGTGGCGATGAGTTCTTACGTGGTTTGCTGCAAAAAGGTGCGCTGATTGGCTATGAGTTCAGCCTGCCTGAGGATCTCAATACCGTCTCTCAAATGGCTGATGGTGTCTTCTTTTACAAACTCAAATTCATTGAAGCTGCTGGCATCCGGGATATCGAGATCTGGGGGTACCGCACACCAGCTTTTTACGCCGAGTTCCTCAGCCGTGCAGCTGCTGTCTCCAAATTCTCTCAGGTAGCCGCTTAAGGCATAGCGCAGAAAGGGCCTCACTATGGAACAAGGACATAAGCTAGACGGGTTCACGCTTTGGATGGGGAACAATGATTACGGCGGCATTGTCACTGGCATCACCCGCCCAGAGCTTTCCCGCAACCTTCAGGAGCGTAAAACCGGTGGTCGCCGGTTCCCGGTCGGCACGTCTCATGGCTATGAGGTGCTCAAGATGACCATCAAGACCAAGGGTCTGTCCCTCAGCATGTATGACCTGCTTCTGCCGGGCAGCATTGACGGGGTGAAGTTGTTTGTGCGTGGGCACTTTGATGATGAGATGGGCAACACTTTGACATCCGTTGAGGAAGTTAGAGGCCGCGTCAAATCACCCAAAGTCATTGATGAGATGAAGGCCGATGATGACGTTGAAGGGGATATCGAGATCTGGCCAGTGTTTTACAGCTGGGAGATGGGCGGCGCTGAAAAGCTCTATATCGACGTTTTGAACGATATCATTCGCCCCGATATCATTGACGGATCACAAGCCCGCCGCGCCTCGTTAGGCCGCACCTAATCACACTATTGTGCGGGCGAGAGATTGCCCGCTTCCTCCCTCTCATTTCAATTGAAAGCAATATCATGAAAAAGCAAATTGTAACCTTAGCCAGTCCGATCACGATTAATGGAAAAGACGTCAATGAAATCACTCTTGTTCGGGAGCCAATTGGTCGCGAGCTTGGTAATTTCACACCATTTGATGTGGCTGAAGGCAATATTAAAGCACTGGCCTACGTGCTGCCAAAAATCTGTTCTCCGCACCTTCCGAGCACAGCGATTAAAGACATGAGCACAGGCAATATCATGGCAATGACCGCAGGCTTTAATCGTTTTTTCGATGGACTGGAGCCGGATGGACTTGTGAAGACGGTGGAGACGAATCCGAGCCAGACGACGACTTCGACGACCTCCCCAAGCCAGAGCGACCAGAAAGCCTAGATCAGGTTTTTTATGAAATCACCGCTGCCTTCCAATGGGGGCTGCGGGATTTGGAGGGCCTCTCCTGGGCAGATCTTTACCGTCACTGGATCAATGCCCGCGACATCTTGAAAAAACGAAAGGCGGCGATGGATGAGCAGCAATCTTAAAGCCCAGATGACCATGACTTTGCGTGATAAGTTTTCGCGCAATGGTCGCCGCCTTCGCGATTCAATGCGCGGCATTCGCAAGGATAGCCGGGAGATGGGCAAGGGCTTTAAAAGCGCTGCTCGTGATGCTGCTGAAATGGCCCGCAAAGACATTCAGGCCGCCCGCTCCAAACAAGACCTGATCAGCCAATTCAAGAAGGGCCAGAGCGCAGTTAAACAGTCACGCCTTGAATATGTGGCCGCCAAGGCCAAGATGCAGGCGCTTTCCAAAGAGATTAAGGCAGCTGAGAAACCATCAAAGAAGCTTCAGGCCGCTTTCAAAAAAGCCAGGCAAGATACAGACCGACTGGGCCGCGCTTTCAAGCAAACCACGCAGAGCGCTCAGAAGCATAAATCAGCAATGAGTGAGGCTGGCATTAAGGTCAATCGCCTTGCTGAGACAGAGCGTAAATTGTCCAGCCGCATTGATAGCGCCACGCGTGAAATGAACGAGCAGACACAGGCTGTGCGCAGGCAGGCAGCTGAGTATCAAAAACTTGAGCGCCGCAAACAAGCTGTTTTACGTCTGACCAATCGGGAACGCCAGCGCCGGGACAGTCGCATGGTGCGCGGGGCAGCGGTTGGTGCTGCTGGTGTGGGCGGCATGCTGGCAGGTCGCCAATTGGCGCGTCCAGTGACAAGCGCTGTGGTTCAGTTTGCCGGGTTCGAAGAGCAGATGGATTCAGTTGCAGCTGTCACCCGGATTGACCAGAGCAGCAGCCAATATAAAGACCTGAGCAATCTGGCACGCAAGCTGGGAGCTACCACCAGTTACAGCGCCATTGAAGCGGCGCAAGGCATGAACTTCCTTGCCATGGCAGGCATGGGCCCGGAGGCTATTCAAACGGCTATGGCCGATGTGTTAAACCTTGCCAAGGCAACCAAGACAGATCTGGCAGGCACTGCCGATATCAGTTCCAACATTCTTTCAGGCTTTGGGCTGGACCCTGCGGACATGACCCGTGTGGCCGATGTTTTAACGGCCACGACCACCCGCGCTAATGTGGACTTGACCATGTTGGGGGAGAGCATGAAATACGCTGCACCCGTTGCAAAGCAGTTGGGCGTGAGCCTGGAAGAAACGGCTGCCATGGCTGGGTTGCTTGGTAATGTTGGTATTCAAGGCTCTATGGCAGGCACCGCGTTGCGTACCATTTACACCCGCCTTGCAGCACCGGCAAAACGAGGTAAAAAAGCCTTACGCGAGTTGAGTGTAGAAACCAGAGATGCCGCTGGCAACCTGCGCTCTGTGCCTGATGTACTTTTAGATATAGCCAAAGCCACGCAGAAAATGGGGTCTGGTAAACGAGCCCAGATTTTTAAAGATATCGCAGGCGCTGAAGCTGGATCAGCGTTTGCCGCACTGCTGGATGCCAAAGGTTATGCTGTCTTTGAGACGCTTCTGGCTGACCTGCAGGACGTGAACGGGGAAGCCAAACGAGTTGCTACTCAAATGGGGGACAATCTCATGGGAGATTGGTTGGGCTTTAAGTCCTCGGTCTCCGAGGTCGCGTTGATTTTTGGTGGTGCTCTAAATCCTATTTTACGCGACACAGTGCAATCCATGACACGCATGGCGCGAGGCATGGGTGAGTGGTTAAAAGAACACCCCAATGTCACCAAGGCCATTGGATTTACAGTTGCAGCCTTGGCTGGTTTTTTGATCGTTGGCGGTGGGCTGCTCGCCTTTATGGGAACGGCTATTGCTTTGGCGGCACCGATGCGCTTCGGTCTGTTTATGATGGGGTTGAGTGCCAGGACAGGTGCTGGCCGTATTGGACTGATTGGTCGCGCCATCCGCATGCTCAATCCGATCAGATGGGCGATGCTTATTCCCAAGCTTGCATGGCGTTTGTTTGTGACGCCGTTAAAGTGGCTTTCGTTTATCACACGGTTCGGCTGGCGGATGTTTGTGGGTGGTTTGCGGTGGGCAAGCTTCATCCCGAAGATTGGCTGGCGTGGCCTTCTGACCGGCTTTCGCTGGTTGTCCTTCCTGCCAAAACTCTCATGGCGGTTGCTCATCCCTGTGCTCAAATGGACTGCAAGGCTTATTCCGGGAATTGGCTGGGCTGTCACGCTTGGACTGTTGGCGTGGGATTTGATCATCAAGCCACTTGGCTGGGATAAGTATCTGCCGAGCATTGAGTGGTCTGAGGTTTTTGGTGCCTTCAGCTGGGATGGTTGGATGCCCAAGGTTGATTGGGGCATGTTGTTTGGTGCGGTGAAGTGGCCCGATGAATTGACTGGCTTTGACTGGAAATCCTTTATCAGTGATATCGATTGGGTAAACATTCTGCTCTTTGGTCTGCCTGGTGCAGTCAATGAGGTCGTGAAAGCCTTCACCGGCATTGATCTGTTTGAGATGGGCGCAAGTGCCATCAAGTCCCTTTGGAATGGTATGTCCTCCATGGTGGGGCAGATGGTGGCTGACATCAAAGCCAGCATGACCGGAATGCTACCCGATTGGGCAACTGAGTATCTGGGCATTGGAGGTGGAGCCGACAAGTCTGGCGGCAAAGTGCAAGCGCGCGCGTCTGGTGGCTCATATCGCTCTGGCCCGCTGTTGGTGGGCGAGCGAGGGCCGGAACTGAAATACTCCAGCCAGAGCGGTTATATCGCCCACAACGACAATTTGAAACGCATGGTGAGGATGTCAGATCGCATTCGCCGCGTAGCCCGTATTGGAGCTGTGGCAGGAGCGATTGCGGCACCGATGCCTTCAGTGGCAGCCGCTCAGGTTCTGCCGGAGATGTCAGCACAAGCTGGACCAGCTGCGGCCGCAGGATCTGGAATCACTGTCTCCGTTCAGATCGGCAATATTACCGCCAATGATAATGACATCGAGGCTCGTATTCAGCAGGCTATTCAACAAGGCGTGCAGCAAGGAATTGAGGCTGCCATGGGTGGCTCAATGAGCCGATTGTCTGATTGAGGAATATGAGAAATGTCTAAACCGCTTGCCGCACTGGGCATGTTCATCTTCTCGCCTGATACCGGTTCTTTTGAAGAGCTGGAACGGCGCTGGAAGTTTATATGGGCAAAGCCCGATCCAATTGGAGGGCCGCCAGTTAAGCAATGGATGGGACCAGGAGACCAGACGCTGATCATCAAGGGTGGGATCTGGCCGGAGATCCAGCCATCAGGGTCATGGAAAATGGAAGCCATTGCAGCGCGTGCCGGATCAGGTCAGCCCATGACCCTTATTTTAAGTTCTGGCCGTGTGCTTGGGCGTTGGTGTGTGGAGGAGATCTTCAAGAAGGAAACTGAGTTTGTGAATGCAGGCCCAGGCACGGCCATGGAGTTCTCAATCAATCTGAGCCGCTATTCAGGAGCAAGTTCACTATGGCCGTTTTAAAACGAGCAATCCGAGGTGATACCGTTGAGAGTATGATCATGGACCACTATGGCAAGCAGAGTGATGAGCTGCTTGATCTGGTGATGAAGCAAGAGCAAAACAAGCACCTCAGCGCTCCTGATGCACCTATTGTTTTGGATAGGAGTGTGCAGGTCTATATGCCGGATGCGCCAGCCAGTGAAAAGCCTCGATCTGTTACCTCTGATATAAACTTGTGGGATTGAAATGAACCTGTTTGTCTCCATTGATGGCAACGATGTCACTGGTTTTTTGCAGAACCTACTCAGTGACAAAGGGGCATCTGCTCTGATCGATCTTCAGGTTGATGATGAAGCTGGCGGTAAGTCTGACAAGGTAACGTTGAAGCTGGTTCGTAACAACCAGATCGCTTTGCCACCCAAGGGTGCCCAAATTGTCGTTATGTTGCCCAATGCTGCTGGCGCGTTGATGCCCATGGGAACCTTTTACAGCGATGCACCCAAAACCTCAGGAAGCAAGCAAGGCGGTCATTTGATGACCCTTTGCGGAACCGCTGCTGATATGGGCGGCACCTTGAAGGAAAAGCGTACACAAAGCTATGACAGCACTACGCTCAAGAAGGTTGTTGAGACAGTTGCTGGCCGTCATTCATTGGAACCTGTTGTGAGCAAGAACCTTGCCTCTATTGCCGTGCCTCACAAGGACCAGACCAATGTCAGCGATATGCACTTTCTGACCGAATGGGCAAAAGAGCTGGGAGCCATCTTTAAGCCCATTGAGAAGAAGTTGCTGTTCGTTGAGAAAGGCACAGTCAAGTCTGCGTCCGGGGCCTCATTACCTGTATTGAAACCTGTCGCCACTCAAATTCTGGACTATGAATGGCAGGGCAGCCAGCGCACCGAGTACAAAGCTGTAAAGGCGGCTTATCACGATCAAGACAAAGCTACTCGCCTTTATGCTGAAGCTGGAAGTGGAGAGCCTGTTCACACGCTTTGCAAGACCTTCGCAAGCAAGGCTGAAGCACAGAAGGCAGCAGGTGCGGCCTTGAAGGATGGGATCGCTGGAGCAGAGACAGCCAGTGTCACCATAGTTGGAGATGCAAGCGCACGGGCTGAGGGGGCGATTCTCTTGCCACCTGTGCAACCCGAGATGGCTGGCGAATGGAGTATTCGAAAAGCCTCACATGGCGTTCGAAAGGCCGTCGGATACACTTCGAAGCTGGAGCTGGAGAGGGTTCGAAGCTAGTTCTTCGAAGGTGGGAGTGGAGCGGGAAGAAAATGAGAATTCGCGCTTCACGCCCTTATAGGGCGAAAAGACCCCTAAAACCGTAGTGTTCCAAGTTCAAGTGTCCCGTACTCCAAATCGAAGTGTCCCGCTTCATCCGACTTCGTTACTTAAACAGATCATTAACCATCCGCTCAACCACACCAAATTGGGGGTTGTTTGAATGAGAACATTAGTGGAACATAACGAATACAAATGGAGTTCAAATTAGAGATGCTCGATATGACATACATTCTTCGTGAAGCCGCCGCTTTTGGTTCAATCGTTCTTTTTACTAGCAGTTGTCTAATGTGGGGAGATGCTCTTGCTGGGATGTTGCCATAAATTCTGTACCTAGAATGGCGTGGAGAGGTTTGGAAACTCGGGATAACCAGTGGTGTGATTTGTTCGAGAATTGCATTTTACTTTTAGCTCCTTCAAATGGAGTGTTACTGTTGCGTACACCCTGCGAACTAAAAGGTTCAAAATGTCCTCTCCCGGCTTTGTCCATCTTCGCGTTCATTCCGCTTTTTCCCTGCTTGAGGGCGCTCTTCCTGTCGGGAAGCTGATTGATCTGGCTTCCCAAGATGAGCAGCCTGCAATCGCAGTTACGGATAGCGGGAACCTTTTTGGTGCGCTGGAGTTTTCGGAAAAAGCGTTCGGGGCTGGCCTTCAACCCATAATCGGGTGCCAGGTCTGCGTGAACTTTGACGATCAGCCAGACGTGGTCGGCGATGAAGCTGTCAGTAATCTTGTTCTTCTTGCTGTAAATGAGGAGGGCTATGAAAATCTGATGGATTTGGTGTCCAGGTCGTTTCTGGATACGGAGCCGGGCCTCAAAGCAAATGTTCCCCTTGCGGGTGTGCTGCATAAATCTGCCGGTCTTATTGTTTTAACTGGAGCAAGTGACGGGCCAATCAACTCGCTGTTGCAGGAAGGTGATTTTGAGCTTGCCAAAGCGCGGCTGGAGTTGTTGCAATATACCTTTGGCGATCGCCTCTACGTGGAGTTGCAGCGCCATAATATGAAGGGTGAGGAAGATGTTGAGTCTGATCTCCTGAACCTTGCCTACTCGTTGAGTATTCCTATTGTTGCAACCAATGAAGCTTTCTTCCCTAATCCGGATGATTACGAGGCACATGATGCGCTTATCGCTATCTCTGAAGGTCGGGTTATCATTGAAACTGACCGCCGGCAATTAACACCAGATCATTGTTTTAAGTCTCGTCACCAGATGATGGACCTGTTCTCCGATCTTCCTGAGGCGTTAGAGAACTCTGTCAATATCGCACGGCGGTGTCATTATAGGCCCTTGAAACGTGCCCCGATTTTGCCGCGCTTTGCTGGGGCCGATGCTGACGGTGAAGAGGCGGAACGTGTTGAGTCGGACGAGTTGAGCCGTCAGGCTAAGGAAGGTTTACGTGCGCGTCTGGACCTTCATGGTCTGGCGCCAGATCTTGAGGAAAAAGACTACTGGGATCGGCTAGACTACGAGCTTTCTATTATTATCCGGATGAAGTTTCCCGGTTACTTCCTTATCGTTGCTGACTTCATCAAATGGGCCAAAGGGCAGGATATTCCAGTTGGGCCAGGTCGTGGGTCCGGTGCGGGATCGCTCGTTGCGTGGTCGTTGACGATTACAGATCTGGACCCTATGCGGTTCTCGTTGCTGTTTGAGCGTTTCCTTAATCCAGACCGTGTTTCCATGCCGGATTTTGATATTGATTTTTGCCAGAACAGGCGAGAAGAAGTGATCCGGTATGTACAACGCAAGTATGGTCGTGAGCAGGTTGCGCAGATTATCACCTTTGGAACACTTCAGGCGAAAGCTGTGTTGCGGGATGTCGGGCGTGTTTTGCAGATGCCATATGGTCAGGTGGATCGGTTGAGTAAGCTGGTTCCTGGGAATCCGGCCAACCCAGTAACCTTGAGTGAAGCGTTGGAGCAAGAGCCTCGACTGCGAGAAGCGACCAAGCAAGAAGAGGTTGTTGACCGCCTTTTGAAAATTGGGCAAAAACTTGAGGGACTTTATCGTCACGCATCAACCCACGCGGCTGGTGTTGTGATTGGAGATCGTCCGCTTGAGCAGCTTGTTCCGCTCTACCGTGATCCTCGATCCGATATGCCTGTTGCTCAATTCAATATGAAGTGGGTTGAAGCTGCTGGTCTTGTTAAGTTTGACTTTTTGGGCCTGAAAACGCTGACTGTGATTGATACTGCTGTGACGCATATCAAAAAACGCGGTATCACTGTTAAAATTGATGAAATCCCCATTGATGATCCAGCCACCTACAAAATGCTTGCAGCCAGTGAGACGGTTGGCGTGTTCCAGCTTGAAAGTCAGGGAATGCGCCGCGCTATTGCAGGCATGCGGCCTGATCGGTTCGAAGATATTATTGCGCTGGTTGCGCTTTATCGTCCGGGCCCGATGGACAATATCCCGATTTACAATGCGGTAAAGCATGGAGAGCAAGAACCGGATTATCTTCATCCGCTCCTTAAGCCAATCCTGATTGAGACAAACGGTATTATTGTCTATCAGGAACAGGTGATGCAGATCGCACAGGTGCTTTCTGGTTACTCTCTTGGTGAAGCGGATTTGTTGCGCCGTGCTATGGGTAAAAAGATTGCCGCTGAAATGGAAATTCAGCGCGCACGCTTTGTCGAGGGTGCGGTTGCGCAGCAGGTCAATAAAGATCAGGCCGGGATGATCTACGACCTTGTTGCCAAGTTTGCGAACTATGGCTTCAACAAGTCACATGCTGCTGCTTACGCGTTGGTGGCCTATCAAACAGCTTGGCTTAAATCGAATTATCCCGTTGAATTCCTAGCCGGTATTATGACGCTTGATCTTGGCAATACGGATAAGTTGAGTGACTTTCGTCAGGAAGCCGTGCGTATGGGCATTGAGGTGGTGCCGCCTTCTGTTAATTTGTCTGGTGCGCATTTTGAGGTGCAGGATGGCAAAATCCTTTATGCAATGGGCGCTATCAAGGGTGTTGGTGAGCACGCCGTTGAACATATTGTTGAGGCGCGTGGTGATAAGCCTTTCAAAGATTTGGCGGATTTTGCGACCCGTATTAGCCCGAAGGTTCTGAATAGACGTACGATTGAAAATCTCATCGCAGCCGGGGCTTTTGATGGATTGAATTCGAACCGTGCCCAATTGATGGATGGTTTGGATCGCATAATCGGGATGGCGCAGCGTACTGAAGAGAATAAGAAACTCGGGCAGAATGATTTCTTCGGAGGAGGGGCTACTCCTGAACCGTTGATCTTGAATCCCGCTGATCCATGGCTGCCATCAGAGCAGTTGCAAAAAGAGTACGCAGCAGTTGGATTTTATCTTTCCGCCCATCCTCTGGATGAATACCGTGAGCTGTTTTCCAAGCTTCGCGTTCAGCTCTGGAAGGATTTTGAACGTTCTGTGAAAGCAGGTTCCTCTGCTGGTCGTCTTGCCGGAACAGTAACAGCTAAACAAGAACGTAAGACGCGTACAGGCAATCAAATGGGGATTGTCCGTATTTCTGATCCGACTGGTCAATATGAGGCTGTCCTGTTTTCTGAAAGCCTGAATCAGTATCGTGACTTGCTTGAGCCCGGGCAGTCAGTTGTTCTGTTGGTGCAAGCTGATATGCGTGATGACGAAGTGAGTGTTCGAATTCAGCAGGTTGAGCCATTGGAGAAGGTCGCGGGTAGAGTGCATCGCACGCTGCGTATTTTCCTTGGGTCGGCTGATCCAATTCAAAGCCTGCAACGGCAATTACGCCGTGGTGGTGATGGAGAGGTGAGCTGCGTTGTGCTGCTGGATAACGGTCAGCGTGAGGTGGAAGTTAAACTTCCGGGTAACTATCAGCTTTCCCCGCAATTGTCGGGCGCTCTTAAAACTCTTCCTGGGGTTATGGACGTGCAGATGTCCTAAGTAGATCCGAGTCGCTGTATTATTCTTTTGAAACCCCGCTGAAGTAAATTTAGCGGGGTTTCTCGTTTCCATCTATTTCAGAATATACTTTGGATGATCTGTTCAGCGCATGAGTTGCCGAGTTCTTTTGCAACTAGGTCTACGTTTTTCTGGCCTGATTTTGCAAGTTCACTCAGGTCTGAGTTCTGTATTATAAAGCAAGTGGAGGCAGCGAGGATTTTTCCGTTCTTTGCAGAAACGAGAAGTGCGCGGCCTTGGTACTTGTGGTTGACTGTGGCGAACCAGCCAGCGCCTTTCATTTCTGATTGGTAAGAAACAGTCGAGATGTCCAGATAGTAGCCGGAATAGCCTGTTTCCTTTGCCAGCTTCGTGAGAGCTGCTGCTCGTTTTTCTTCATTGATTGTTGTTTTGCTGTACGGGCCTCTAATCGTGCCCTTGAAGTGAAACTTGCGGGTGCGTTGTAGATATTTCGTCAAACGGGTGCGCATGGCGGTTTGTGGATCATACTTTGCCGCTGGAATTGCTGCCATTTCGCTGTATGCGCCAGAAGCTGCATTCATTGCTGTTGTCACTACAACGCCCAATAGGCCGTGCTGAATACCGTGGGTGTTGATGTGTCCTTCTCTGACATGCCGGTTCTTTAGAGGCTTTACTGAAGATTTTGTGATTTTTTTTGTATCGACATCTGACAGTTTGATTGTTTTTGCGCAGCCACCCAGCGTCAATGCGATGAGCGCCGCTATGGCCAGTTTTTTGAATATCAT